ACAGTAGGCCTTCATTCCCCGGTAGGCCACGTTCTCGCTTACATTGTTAACATACATATCATTGATACCTGCCCAAATCACAACAATATTGCGAACCCCAACATTATTGATGTATTTGTCCACGTTTGCATAGGCTACATCAGCTTTCCAATCCACTCCGGAATAGTAGGTTAGCGTAGCACCTCCGTTTGCGGTATTATAAATGGTGTAAGTCGTATCTAACCCTAAATGGTCTGAATAGGGGTAAGCAGTTCCTCCGGTATAACCGACAGTCCTTGAATCCCCATCACATACTATTACTGATTCATCTACCGATTGAATATATTGACCTTCTCGTGTAGATGGGGCAGTAACTAATCCGGTAAATGTCGGAGATGCAATATTTGATTTTAGGTTTAATGCTGTTTGTTGGGCGGTACTTACTGGCTTATTGGCATCTGAAGTATTATCAACATTATTTAATGATAAATCGGTTTTCACCTCAGCATAGGTTCTTTCTACTACAGCCCCGGTTCCGGCTCCCTTCATGTATGAATTTGATGCTATTGAGGCTTTCCCAGTTCCTCCATGTGCAACGTCCGTTGTCCGGCTATAAATATTCGTAAGCGAATCCGAATGAAAAACTAAGGTATCCCGAATACCAGACAAATCCTGATCCCCGGTGTTCGTTCCCAAAAGGTTTGTTGCAAACAGACTATCCGCTACGGTCGTTTTGGCCATTATTGTCATGGTCGGGCTATGGGTTCCCCCTGCTCCATCTGATAGTCTTTGAAATGAAAGCAAATCCGTGTCATCTACCTGAAATCTATATCCGTGTGCGGTTCCGTACAGGCTTGAAACAACAGGCGTATTTGATAGCGTTACCATCCCAACATCTGCCACCTGATTGAAACTCCCAAGGTCAAACTTTGCTCCTAACGTGAATAAGTTGTCTTTACTGATCTTCCAAGCATTTATGGAATTACCGATATAATCTGTTGATGTTGTCCAAACATCATTGGTTGAAGCACCTTGTAATCCTACAATAACGTCCCTGAATCCATCCTCTGATACCGCCCTTTTTGAGTTGTTCCAGGTCGTTGCTGAATATGCCCGAAGTGGAAGCAGTAGTGAGTCTGTTACCGTTGGCACGGTTCCGAACATTACCGATCCCGTACCTGTTTTATCCCCTACTGCTGCAAGTCTTGACCGAAATGTCGAGGCTGAAAACACCTTAGAATTTGATATTGAAAGAGTGTCGGCATTAATCATAAACGCCTTGCCTGTAATCAGGTTCAGGTTCCCGTTAAAATATCCCGATCCATTAACTTGGAGTTGATATGCCCCTGCATCTGATGTTGTGTTAATCCTAAATTCATTCCCCGCATGGTAAATAAATGCTGAATCAATCGCACTCGTTCCGGTAAACTCTGACAGATACCCTGATACTCCGGTTCCTGTTACGGGATTGGTAAGAAGTGGTTGAAGTGTTACAAACTGATCCCTCAAGGCATTCTTTGTTGGAATAGCGTTACTATTGTTCCAAGTCGTTGCATTGTAAGCCTGATTAAAAACAAGCGTTGAATCAAATGAAAAAGTTACCTTCTGTGCTATGGTCTGACCTCCGGTTCTACCTCCAAGTCTTACAAACTTACTGGAATCAGCCACAAATTTTGGGTCTGCTTCAACCGTTAAATACCCTGCGGTATCTCGTTCCAATGCGACAAGCCTGTCAGAATGGTTCCAAAGGGTGTCACGGTGATTTGTTATTGAATCCAGTAGTTGATAATACCTAACCGTATGATTAACCACAGAATCCATTGTATTTATAACAGAATCCCTAAGCGAATAGTACCATCCGGAGTGTTTGGTAATCGAATCCATATTATTAGCCACTGAATCCCGTAGGCTATAATACCACCCTCTGTGCTTACTGATAGAATCTATATTATTGGCAACTGAATCCCTCAATGAATAATACCAACCAGTATGCTTAGAAATAGAATCCATAGAGTTACCAACACTATCTCGAAGGGTGTAAAACCATCCGGTATGCTTGACGGTAGAATCCATTTCAGCAATTACACTGTCCCTTAAAGTATAATACCAACCCGTGTGCTTCGTAATTGAATCGTAAGCATTTGCCAGACTATCAGAATGAAAAGCGAGTGTATCCCGAATCCCCGAAAGGTTCAGCGTGGTTGCAAGGGTTTCAATCTTATCCCGTACTGCATTTGATGTAGGCACTCTAAAAGAACCGTTCCACGTTGTCGCATTGTATGTGCGTTCTACAACCGTAAGGCTGTCTGTAATCGCCCCGTTTGCCGCCTGGATCTTTCCCGTTAGCCTTTCATTGACCCCGACAATCGAATCCGTTACCGTTGTCCGTGCACTAATCGTAACCGTTGGGGTCGTTGTACTTCCGGATCCGTCTGACAGGCGTTGCATACTGATAATATCCTGATCGTCAATCCGAAACCGATAGCCATGAACCGTACCGTACAGACTGCTCAATACCGGAATATTTATCAGCGTGGTCATCCCCTGATCCCCGACCGCAAAGAGGCTTGTCAATTCTACCGGATGGGCGAACCTGACTGTGTTGTCAGGCGAAAGCATCAACAAGTTAGACAGGTTCCCAACAGCATCGTAAACGGGCATCCATTCGTTATTGCCCGGTACGGTTGCCAATTCCACGTAATGAGTGCCACGTGTCAGGGTTGAAAGCGAGTAGGTTCCGGCTACTGCTGATAAAATCTTATACATCTTATTTGACCCCATATCATACAATACGTACCCTTCGGCAAGCGGAGTTTCAAACGTATTTGTACTGTTTGCAACCCTACGTATAGCCGATGGTGTATTCTGGGAAAAACCTGTTACTGACAGGGAAAGAAATAAGATGATAAGAAGTTTTCTCATTTTGAAATACTGTAATGGTATTTATCGTATTTCGATACTGCGTCTTTTATTAGTAGTTCTTTTTTTGCTATTGCGTCAGCACAGAAATAATCCACGGATCGGGTTAGTATTTGCCCATTACATTCCAAAACTATGCAAAGCGTATCTTTCGGGGAATAGTCCATTGTAATAATAGACCCTGCGGTGGAATCATCAGGATATTCAAGGGATTCAGAATATAATTGCCCAGCTCCAGTTGATAGTCCGTCAAGTTTTGTCTTGTCTGCTGCTGATTCCAGACCCGCAAGTGAAGTCGTTGCAACAGCAAGTATGACACTATCTCCTTGGTTCCCGTCACCGTAATTGGACCTGATAATATTTGTCGTACTTGTTCGGGTTGCCAGACTCAAATCAGTTCGATCCGACTGTTTGATTAATCCCGCTGCAAGTGCGGTAGTAACCGTATAGGTTCCAAGTGTAGCGGATTTTACATCCCAATTCGTGGAGTCAGAACTGACGTAAATGTGTGAACCGACCGGTAAATTTTTACCTAATACGCTTGCTCGTGTTGGGGTACGAACATCAGGGACATTTGTAACTTGTCCATAGCTGATTAGAGCGAAAGCAAGCAAAATCGAAATAACAAGTAACTTTTTCATTGTGATAAAATTTAATTAGTGATTGTAACAACATCATATTTTCGAGTATCTAAAGCCAATGTAATTGTAGATGTCCCAACTCCCGACCAACGAGCCTGTTCGATTAAAGTCCCGTTGTAAAAAACCTTCGTCTTGCTTCCTATTGGGAACCCAACAGGTATATCATTTTCGGCATCAGCCGTCAGCTCTTTTTGATAGAACCTCGGAGGGTTCAGGTTCACGGAATCCGCACCACCTGTCATCGTCAGTACGCTATCTCCAACAGGTACAAGTTCCAGTTGAACATTTCCGATCAGACTGTTTACAGATACAACGGACTGATAGGGGTTGACTGCTTCCCAGATTGACCCGTTATAAACACAAGTTCCCCCCGTTAAGAAAATGATATTCCCAGACCCCAGGTTGATGGTGTCGCCAACCGAAACGAAGTAAAAGTCACCGGCTGACCCTGTTCCGTCTTCCAATGTCGGGGTGTTCGTGTTTGCATTCCAGGTGCCTTTGTAGGCATTGGTAATAGCTTGCCACGATCCTACACCCCTTGCATCAGATCGCCAGAAATAGCCATTTGAGGGTGAGGTAGGGAATCGTAAATTATTAGCAACAAGGGTATCCGCTACGTTTACCGAATTGGCCGTGATCGAATCTGATGCGTACAGGTCTGTCACGGTTTGCCCTACTGTAAAATTGTTATCCTGATCCTTATAGGCCAATGTGTCAAGGGTTCCGGTTCTACGAATATCCACCCCGTTTAATAGGTATTTACTGACTGCATTAATCGAATCAGCCTGAATCTGTTTAGTGAACCTTGAGTAAGTTCCGACAATCGTGTCCAGTACCCAAAGTTTACCTTCTACCTTTACCTCTCGCTTGTAACTCGACCCCGCCCCGTCAGCAAGGGAATAGACTTTGAGAATCGGAACACCATCAACCTTGATCTTTACACCTGTCGTGTCCCCATAATTTGCCCGAACAATCGGTACATCAATAATGGAAATCAGTCCTGCATCGGCAACGGCATGAAGGGCCTGAATCTCGACCGGAAGCCCAAACATCAGAGTATTATCTTTCGTAACCTTCAAGATATTAATGGTGTTGCCAACATAATCTTTTGCCGTGTACCATTGGTCATTTACTAAAGTTCCCTGTTTGGCATTGAAAATCACCCAGTCTACTGCGGCCAGATACCCGTCAACCGTAGAAGTTGCTTTTGGGATAGCAAAGGTTCTGTTTGTGGAAAGATCTCCTCCTCCTGTTAAGGGAGCCGTAGTTGAAATGGTTGTTGTTTTTTTAGCATATAAAGCAACAGAATCATATAAGGCGCCAGTAGTATCCCGTAAAGTAGCTAAATCCACATCTATCAACAGCTTTTTCTTTACCCCAGTACTATCCCTGACCGTTACCCGATTCATCCAATCAAACAGTTTGATTCCAGTAGAAGGCGAGACTGGAATAACCGATAAGGATTTCAGCAAAACAGTATCTACCGTCAACCGTGTAGTTCTTACAGGAGTTTGAGCTTGTAAAACAAGTGGAAGTAAAAAGGCTAATAAAATCAACAATCTTTTCATTTCTACTTTTATATACCGTAAATTTATAAACCTTTATCGAATAAATACATGAAACAGATTATTTTATTATTCTTGCAGTATAATGTATGGTAACGGCTACGGCAAAATTAATCTTAAATCCTGCAGTTTCCTCTATTTCACTATCCCAATAAGGAACTGCCCAAAGTATTTCCCCATCTGAAGTTATACCCATTATAGCTGGATCTAATAAAATATCATCGTCTGTTGAAAATGGAGTTAGATAGGTTACTGTTTGTTCTCCAGCATCTATTGCTTCTGGATTAGAATGATATTCATCTTTTGTAGATACTGAAACTCCTCCTACTGAAATTGCTAAATTAGTATTGATAGAATAGGCTTTTAAAATAGATTCAAAAGTTTGTCCTGTCTTTAAAGTATTTTTATTTTTCAAATGTAACCAAGTTCCAGTCCATATACCTGTTCTAGGATGAAATTCCACATCGTCCCAAATATACAAAGTTCCAAATTCGGTATCTGTAAATTCAGTAATCTTCAAAACATTAGTAGGTTTCATTCTACCCCTAAACGATCCTTCATAAGACTTACTAGTTGTAGCGTGATGTCTTTGCCAATGATACAATAACCAGTCCTTTAATTTCATAGCGTCAGCTGAATCCGTAGCATATATTTCTACCCAATCATCATCTATTGGAACTAAGTTAGTGGTTAAAGCAAGTAATCCAAAATATCTATCTGTAGTTATTTGTTCAAATGTTCCTGGAGTAGCTCCTTCTCTAGTTACTACCCCTCCATTAATTCGTATTTTATACTGATCAGGAACATAGAAAGTATCTTGACCAGTACTAGTTATATTTACTCTTGAAACCTCTCCATTAGGTAAATTTTCATCTTCGTTAGCTATTTCAAAAGTAACTTCCCCAATATAAAAATAAGTATTGATTGCTAAAGGACTTCCTCTATACGGAGCATAAAATACTATTCGCAATTGACCATCAACAGGAGGGGCTGCTACTTCTACTGTTCTAGATTCTAAATTAGTAGCAATATCTGCTTTCTTTCCAATAGCAGGAAAATCTATACCGTCAATAGAATGAAACAAAGAATCATCCTCCCACACGCCTGTTGAATCGTCATACCAATAAGTATCTACTCCACCTACTACTAATACTAATTGCACATAGCAATAAGATATTAATGGCCAATGCATATTTGATCTACCACAAATAACCGTAAATACATAAGAATTTACAGCATAAATATTTGCTAAAGGAGAATATATTTGATATCCTATGTTTAAAGCTATTCTATCATCTGTAGAACATTTCAAAAATCCTTTTTGAATATTATTTACAGTGTATCCTATATGATACCATTTTTTACCTTCATTAGTCCAAGCAGTATGGGTATATGGATCTGTCCAAAATACGTCAGCATTCAAACCACTAACTAAGGAAGGCTTCAAACCATAATCTATTTCTAAATCCCTAAATTTCCAATCTGGTGAATATTCTAACTCCCCACCATGTATTCTTTGAATTAAAGGAGTAAACTTTTGCAGGGAAGTAGAAGTAGACAACTGAGGAGTTAAGGTTTCAGAAGAAATTAAAGCCCCGTTGTATGAAAACTTCTGACAATAGATCGGAGTTTTTTCCAAATCACGTATTCGATATATTCTCCATTCACCTTCTGATTGAAATATTCTACACCAAAAAGGTTTTAATATCTCTTCAATAACATTTCCACATTTACCAGGATTAAAATTATCATCTAACCAAATACTTTGACTTAAATAAGCCTGATTGAAAGGAGTATAGGTAGCTCCTCTTTGCATATCTAAGTGGAAAATATTACAAGCTATATTTATTGGTAGTTGTAATCCGGTTGCTTCTAATCCTCTGCACAATTGATTCAAAAGAGTATCAGGAGTAGTTGGACCAACAGAACCGTCTAAAAAATCTTCCTTAGTTAGCAAATTTAATTGATCACTAAAGATAATAGACAAAGATCGGTTATATTCAAGATTGTCAAACAACTGATCATTTATCATAAATCCCCAAAACTGAGTAACGCTATCTTGTATAACCTTTACTTTAAATTTTCTAGGATTAAAGTCTGTTATTAACCAATCAAAATTTTCCCCTTGTGGGATGATCATATTTACCGTGCACTCAGTAGCTTTTATTACGGTATCTAAATCCCCAGCCGGACCAAATCGAAATACCAAAGGATCAGGAGAACTAATAAATGGCATAACAGTTACGGATGATTCTCCTCCTAAATCTAAATCCTGATAGATTTCTACCTCCCAATGAGAGGAAGAAGAAAGAATGTCATCCCATTCTGTATATGCTTTTAATTGAAAGTCTGCCATTTATCTACCTCTATTTTGGTATCGTTCTTCTCTTTTCAAGAGTATTTTTACTACCCGACCTGACAATTCTGTTTCAGCTATATATCCATTCCCTCCTGCTGACTCTACTAAGCTTTCTAAGTGGCTTTGACGGATAAAATGTTCAGGATCACTACTAGCTCCAGGATACTCCCCTGCCTGTAAAATAGTTGGTCCATATACAGCTCCTTCGTTAGCTAATCCTGGTATTTGATTTAAGGCAGTGGAGAAAGCTCCTGCGGCTAGTCCTCCAGCCAAAGCTCCTACTGCTCCTGCTACTAATGGCCCTCCAGGAAGTGCAGACGATTGAATCAAAGCATTTTTAACTACGGCAGCAACTCCCTCCTTAATTATCATAGCAATTACTTGCTTCAGAGCATCTATTACCGTTTGACCATACTCTTTCCAAGTTTCAGCTCCTTCAGATAATTGCTGTCCTAGACTTTGCATTACATCTATCATTATCTCTTTGAAACTTTTTACCCTTCTTTCTTCAGCATCCCATCGTTTCAAAGATTCAGCTAACCTCTTTTGCTCTTCCAGTTTCTTAATTTCGGTAAAGTCTTGTTCCATAGCTATTTTAGTATCCAAGCTACGAATATACCAATTCAATTCCTCCGTACTCATTTTTTGTAGAAAATCTACATTTTCAGTAGCGGATGCCTTAGTAAAATCATAGAACTCAACCGTCAAATCCCGTAAAGCTAAATTGTACTCCCTTCTTGTTTTTACTCCCTCTTTCCATTCTTTTTCTAAAAGCTCTTTTCTACCAATATACTCGTCATTGTATTCTGCTAATTCACGAGCTTTAGTATCCATCAAATCTTTAAATTCTTCAGAGTTTCTTTCTCTCCGTATATCTAACAAATCCTGAGCCGAAGTCATGTCTTTTTGATAAATAGCTTCCATCAACCAAATATGCTTTTGGGCTTGATCTATTTCTATTGCTTCAATTGCCCTTGCTTTTTTATCTGTATCTGCTATTTCTAAATAGGCTTGTTGTTTTGCTTTCTCCGCTTCTAATTCATATTGCTCACTTTTGGCTTTAAACAACTTATCTGCTGCTACTTTCTTTTGGCGATTAATTTCGTCAATGACCATTCCTTCTAATTCAGCCTCCAATTTAGCTTTCTTGGTTACATCTTTTTCTGAATCTACTAAATCTTTTTTGGCTTCAATATTTAAACGAGCTAAATTAGTGGCTAGTTCTTCTTCAATAGTATAGATAGCTTTAGCATTGTTTTCGGCCAATTGTTTTTTAGTGGCATAGAAGTCTGAAATATCTTTTACAGCCCCCTTATCAATTTTACCTAAGATACCTTGTTGAGCTTTAGAAGCCCTTTCTAACTTAGCTTGATCCGCTGCCCCTTTCCCTGCTTTTATTTCAGCTTCAGTAAATCCTTTCAAATCTTTCGTAGCATCATCTATGTCAGTCTGAAGTTTTTGCCAATAACTTATTACCTTAGTATCCTCTCCTCCTCCCGACCCTCCATCTTTTAATACAGTACCAATTCCTGGAAGTTGAGCTATTCCTTTAATTTTTTCTTCAATATTAAGTAAATCTTTACGAGTTACTTCTAATTCATCATTATATCCTTTTACAGCAAAAGCAGCAGCATTGTAATTTCTTTCTAATTGAGAAGAGGAATCTAGTCCTATCCCTCCCCACTTAGATAATTTTCCACCTCCATCAGTAACTTTCATTTGCTCTTGCAAATCCGCCATTTCTTTTGTTTTCTCAGCCCTTTTACGAATAAGCTCTAATTGGGTCATCATTACATTTGCTTTTTCTTCTCCCAATCTACCAGCTAATGCTAATTTAGTTTCTAAATCTATTCTTTCAAGTAAACTTACATTTACATCATCTATCGCCTTTTTAACTTCCTCATTAGTAGCTTTTTCGTCTAACAAATTCTTCATATAAGTTCCAAATCTATCATTCAATTCCTTTATTAATTTAGATCGAACTTCTGTTGGAATATTAGTGGAAATAATAGCTTCTTTCAAAACATTTAATTGAGCAACTTCATTTCCTATTTTCCTTGCTGCTTCTGCTTCTGAATCTGCTATTATTTTATCTATCTTAATTGCTTCTGTATTCTCTTGATTTAATTGTTTTCTACTTTGAATCAATCGAACAATTCCATAAATTAATCCTGCAATAGCCACTACTACAATTCCAATAGCTCCCGCCATACCCAAAGAAGTTGCCATAGCTGCAGAAGTAGATGCTATTGCGGCATTTATGATTGGTGCTAATTTTATCAATCCTGATGTTAAAACAGTAAAAGCTAATTTAATAGCAGTAGTCAATCCTCCAATAGTATAAATTAATGAACTAGTTATCAAAGATAATGGACCAAGAGCAGCTACAACCGCAAGAACAATCATCTTATGGCGCTTTTGAGCTTCAGATAGATTTTCATACCATTTTGTAACTTTTTCTATCCATCTAGATAAAGATTCCAAGATAGGAATGAAGGTATTTGCAATAGTCGTTCCAAGCGATATTTGCGATACATTTATTCTCGCAATAGCTTTATCATACCGCATCTTAATAGTGTCAGAAACGGCAGCAAAAGCAGTTCCTAGCGAACCTGCCGAGTTAGTTACTCTCTGCATTAAAGCCGTAGTATATTCAAAGTTCTTTCCTGCCAAAGAAAGCACCCCCGTCAAACCTCTAACATTTGGAAATACGTCAGATAAAAACTCCTCTCCATTCCCTTTTCTTTTACTTTCGGCTTCATCCCTCAATCGGTTTATTTCTTTCAACAATCCGATCATTCCCTGGGTTTTCAGAATATTCCGTAAATCTACATATGAAGAAACATATTTTGCTAAGGCAGCATCCCCTTTTTCAGAAGCAATTGTCAAAGCCTGGAATATTCCCTTTAGATAAACAGCGGCATTTGACGCACTAGCTCCATTAAGAGTAATAGCTGCCATTCCTCCCGCTACCTGGTCAAAAGAAACTCCCATATTTGCCGCAATAGGAATAATCTGGCCAATAGCCGTAGCAAACCCAGTGGCCTCTGCTTTCCCTTCCCGTACTGCGGATACAAGAATGTCCGTAGCATATGCTGCCGTCATTCCGGTTCCTTTATATGCCGTTAATACAGAAGTCAAAAGATTAGCCACCGCCTGAGTTTCTCCTAGTCCTGAAGCTGCTGCTTTAGCAGATAATTTCAATACGTCTAAAGCCTCTGCCCCTTTCAAACCAGAAGAATTAATAAAATACAAAGCATCCGCTAATTCCTTTGGCCCTTTACCTATGGATGGAGCAAGAGCAAGAATTTCTTTTTTGAAAGCATTTATAGACGATTGAGCTACTCCAGCCAATCCTACTATTTTCTGCATAGAGAACTCAAAGTCACTAGCCATCTTAGCAGTAGCTTTTCCTGCGGCTATCATTGGAACGGTAATAACTGCGGTACTCAAATATCCAAAAGTACGAATTCTTTGAGCTACGGTATTGAGAGAACGGGTAGCTGTTTTTTCAAAAGCCACCATACTTGCTTGTGCGGCTTGCAATGAACTTACGTCCATCACCATTCTCGCAGTTAATACCCCTACTTCCATTTATGATTTCCTTTCAATCTTTCTTTCCGTCTTTTTCAACCCTTTACCTTTAAAAGCATTTGCAATATTCATTAATTGCATTTTCATATCATCTATACTTTGTACTTGAGGGTCGTTTTCTCTTTCCCAACCAAAAATATCTATATCTTTTACATCTAAAGTTACTCCTTTTTTAACCGTCTTTCCTGCTGCATTCCAAACATGTTTACCTGTATACCTTGCAACTTCATATTTTAATTGAAATTCTTTTTCTTCTCGTTTATTAGCACATAACAAAGCATATCGAAATTCAATTGGCAATAAATCATAGAACTGTTCTGCGCTTATTCCAAACCTGGCTATTGATATTCCAGCTAACTCTTCATAATTTATGGAAGATATGACCTCCCATAAAGTTACTTTTTTTCCTCAACTACCCGATCCTTTCTAACTATTTTTTTAGCTGTATTTGGATCTTCTTTTTCTCCAAAGAACTCAGGTAACATACCCATAAATTCGTTAAAACACTGATCCATGATATCGACCATGTCTTCTTGTTTCCAAGGACTGTCTTTTCCTTCTTCCCATTTATACCCTACCTGTAAAGCATAAAATAAAAGAGTTTCATAAGCATCGTAATTTGTACCATCATCATCTAGACCGATTATCAGACCAGATTTTTCTTTCATCAACTTCATTGTCTTGTAAGCAGGACGCACTGGAAGTTTCATTACTTCGGCATCTTTGCTCGGTTGATAGTGAATAAACTTTATCATCTGATTAACTTTTTAAATTGTTTGAAAATAAATAAAATCCATGATTAGGAATTTGTTTTTACAACACCGGCACTCCTGAAGAATCGTCATAAACCAAAGGTTCTCCAGTTACCTTGATCGTTACGTTAGCCGTAACCTGATTCCCAACACTAGCACTCAAAGGCATTTCTTGTACTAAGCCTTCAAATTCTATGGTGGTGTTAGCTGTATCCGGCAATACAATCTTGTAATTGCCAGGGGTATCATCCTCGAAATCGGTATGCAACAAGTCATAGTTAGCTCGTAAGAAGTTCATGCTAAGAGTAACCGTACCCCCGTCACGAAAACTTCCAATAAACTCCCTATATCCCCCAGTTGAATCCAAATTCGTTACATCGATGGTTTCTCTAGTCTGTGTTGGGCCTTCCAAAGATAGAATCTCAGAAAGAGCAGCCCAGTTATCAGAAGTAGAAGGCCACCGATAAAACTTGGTACCCACACTCGAAATAGCTCCACTCATAATTTTTACCTCCTTTGAAGATTAAAATTTATTACAAAAATCACTCGGTTGTTATCATCCCATCCCAGCATAGCAGGGCCACTGGTACAGTAGATAACCATATATAGAGTACTGTTATACGTTACATGTTCCAGGCCGTGTAACAATACCATTATATCATTCGCTAAAGCATATCCTACTTTATAATCTGTATTCCTTACTCTTATTTGAAAACTTTCTGTTCTAAATCCCATCGCCCCTTCTAACAACAATTGAGGAGAGTATCCAGGAATATCAAATATGGTAACGCAATTACTATGTTTAGAAGGTTCTCTAGATATAAATAAATTAGTTTGAAAAACCAATCCTAAACTAGAATCTGCTATCAAAATATCTTTTATGTCTTCACTTACAGCATTCATGATTATCTTATTTTCATTGCTTTAGCTATCTTTTGCAAAACAAGTTCTCTATTGGTATTTATTGCTTGTCTAAAAAACCATGCTCCAGATCCAGGTCTATTCCAATTTACATCCCCTAACATTTCATGAACCCAAATAGCGTAATTAGCACTAAACCCCATAATCAACGTCATTTTTGAAGCGGTATTTACTTCTGCTTGAGCCTGAGACAATACACTGGAATGATCAGTAGCCATCTTTGCTGCAAATCCAGCGGGTCTTACTCTCTTACCTTCCTTATCCACTTCAGTAAATGTTCCTTCCCCTTCTTCTTGTTTAGCTCCCAAAGTAGTAGTGATAAACCAACTAGCTCTTAAATTTCCTAAATCAACTGGTATCTTAGGAGTTTTATGATCCATATCCCTACGAATACCAACGGCACCTTCTATCATCCCCCCTAAAGCTTTCATCTTCATTTTAGTCGTTTCAGATTTAATGTTTCCGATGATGATGTCCATCCCAGTTAAACTATATCCTGGTCTATTCATTAGGTTGCGTGGTATTGTTTATTTAAGTAAGCTATTCGTACAAATTTAGTAGTTGATTTTATCAACGGTACTTTTTCAAAAGAAAGTATTTCAAAAGCCCCTTCTACTTCAGATGGAACAGGAGTACTGTCCAGATCGTCTAAATCTCCTAAATATAAAAATCCACCTAAATCCAAATCTTGATTCACTAATACGGCTACATCTGCTACTATTTCTTTACGATCTCTATCAATAATTGTTTTGGATCTATCCTCCCAACGAACCCGTATTTCAATCGGAGCATCGAAGGTACAAGTACCAAAACCATCGTCTACCGGATTTGCCCAATAAACTGCCGTCTGAACGGATATTCTATTGATAAAAGATAATATACTCATTAGTCATCAAAACTAGTAATTGCTTTAAGACTGGCTGATTTAATCCCTAGATCGGCAAAAGCTCCCGAAGTATCTAGGGTAAGTACCATTTGACCATACGAAGTAGATTTTAAACCTAATCCATATGCCCCTGTATAAGTTATTGCTGCTCCTCCAGCTTCTTCTTTCAATGCCTGGCGTTCTTTACTAATAGCCACCATATGAGCTGAGAGCCATCTTTCTATTTCTTTTAAAATAGTAGTAGTTCCTGTTCCCAATACAGTATCTACCATTACGTTAGCGCTAACAATAATAGCAGTTACTTGAGCATCTGTTAAGGTCGTTTCCGTTTCCAATATGGATTTAACCTCTGTTGCTGTTACTCTTACGGCCATTGTTTTTACTTTTAATCAAAGTTTCATCTAATAAAGTAATAATGCCTTCATTCCAAGGCAATCCTACCCAGTCCAACATTTCTTGTATTTGCCTAAAATCTCCATTTAACATTCTTTCAGGCCAAATCTGTTTTACATTTAACCCCGATTCAATCATCTGAACAAATAGCTTTTCGTGTTCGTGAATCCACCAAAGCCATCCGTCTTTTTCATTATCTACTCCAATAATCTGTTGGATGGTTCTATCTCCAAAAGCATCCATAAATCCGGTCTTTAAACAAGACTGGATTACATCTCCAGTCCTTCTCCTAACAACGATCCATTTAGCATCTGGATAAGCGAAATTCCATACTGGCCATATCTGAGCCATCCTAGATCCCTTACTCATCCAAACTTTAGAATCCGTATATCCTTCTTCAGTCAATATGGAATTTACTTTATCTTTCCAATCTCTAGGTATTAATAATTCATTGGTATTAGGTAAAGGAAATTGCCCACGAGTATCTGCTTTAAAAGTTTTATAATAATCGTCCACTAATTTTTTAATTCGTATATTTTCACTCATAGGAGTTATTTTACCAGAAAATCCACCGCACATAGTGATTATTCTTCCTATGAGAGAACTACCAGACCGTTCAACTCCAGTAACAAAAATAGGACTATATGATTTATCTTTAATCATAAAGCTTTATATTTATAACCATCTGATATTTCTTTTCCTAATCTTTCCATTTCTACAACATCTATATTTGATTTTTGACCAGAGTGCCTTCTATACTTGTATAAAAAAGAATCACAATATCCAAGACGATACCCGTAATACATACATCTTAAATTAAATTCATACTCTTCTGCATGATTTAAAGTTTCATCGAATCCACCTATCTTATCAAATATTTCTTTTTTAAACAATAAAGAACCGCCATGTAAAGGATTACTTTCTTTCAACTGCTCATAAGTAACTTCCAGTGGAGGTTGATAGGCTTCTATTACTTCTCCGCTTTCGGATATACTTAATGCTTTACCATGAATAAAATCCACTCCCTGTTCTTCAATAGCTTTAACAGAATCTTCAAGACTATTTTCCGTTAATTCATCATCTTCGTGTAAAAATTTAACATAATCTCCTAAAGTATGGGATAAAGCTTTATTAAAATTTTGAGGCCAAGTACCTTCTCCCTGGCTAACAATAACCTGAGACCATTCAGGAACACTATTGATAGCTTCCATCAACCAACCACGATTTATTTTATAGGGAATAATGACAGTTACTTTGGGATGCTTAGATTTTTCCTGAACATAATCCATTATCCAAGGTACGGATTTTGAGGCTTCTCGTACTCTAGGATGTCCATGAAAACATACTACAGCAATCGAATCTGGAATCTCCATTAACCAACCTTTGTTTCCTTTTCTCATTTTGAAACTGCATATTTTCGTAGTTAAGGATTGCCAAAAATTATTAATTGTTATAAAAGTACGAATAAAATCCTGATCACCTCGATATTTTAATATATGTTTTTTAAAAGATTTTATCCAACTCTCCCAAATACCAGATACTATTGGATTTTTAGCAGGTATCCATATCATGCCTGAAGCAGATTTATTTCTAATATTGAAATCCTCTAAAGTAATTATTTCATTGCTTCTGTCAAACAAGTCTGAAATATCCTTAACCACCACCGTATCCAAATCCAAATATAGAAAAGGTCGATATATTTCCATTTCAGGACTGAACAAATTCATCTTACTCCACCAACCCTTCCATTCTTTATAGAACATAGGAAGTACCGTGCAATTTCGTAATTCCCAAACGACATTTACTCCATCATATAAACAAAATACCCTCAAAGGTTTTATTCCCCGATAATGGTAATGTAAATGATAAGAAAGTATATCTACATCTTGAAAATTAAAATCTCCTCCAGTTTTCAAGACTAAAACAACCGTGTTAAATTGTTCGGGTAACATAACTATTCTTTTTAAAAATATCCTGTTCCTTACTGGTAAAATGTTTATATACAGATATATTTTGCCGTATTCTATGAGGATAAACCCCCTCATGAAAATGCTCTACTTTAGAATGCCATTGGTGGATTACAGATACCTCCGTAGGAATAATCTTTTGTAAACCCAACCTACCAATTCTATCTACAAATTCTGCATCATCCCTAGCTAATCCCATGGCGTATCTTTCATCAAACCCTCCTAACAAATCCATATTCTTACGGGTCAAAGCAGCACAAAAATTAAAATACACTGGCCGATATACCGGATGATTATACCATCCTAGATCCATCATAAATCGTTGTTGAGGATACTTATCAAAATGAAGTAACATATTGGGCAATTCTCCCCTCTTAGCTTCATTAAAAGCATAAGTAGAAATGGAAAGATAATTTTGATCCGTTAGATTTTCAACAATATATAATAGAACATCTTGGACATGAACGCACTCAGGATTCTGCAAAACAATAATATCTCCTTTAGCCTCCGCAATACCCCTATTCATAGGCATACAGGTATTGATATACCATTTATCCTTTTTCTCAACCCGAATAACTTTTATGAAAGGATAAATTTCCACTAAATCTTCAATTCGTTCTTCCTCCCTACTATTATCATCAACTATTATTAATTCAATATCCTTTACAAAAGATCGTTCAATAGACTTTAAGGTATTAAGCAATAATTGCCTACGATTGTAATATGCCATAACCATGCTCAGCATAAAAATCCTCCTTCTTTCAACAACCCTTCCAAATAATCTTTATCTTTCAAATTATCCTGAGAAGTAAAAGAGCTTTTCAAACTTACAGGAGAAGCAAAGTCTAAATGATCCCAAATATGAAAATTGTTACGGCCTGTATTCAATTTAGGATAGATAACATGGTAATTAGCGTTTACCAAACTAGTTCTAGAAACTTCATGATGGGAAATTAAAGTTTCATGTAACTTTTCTCCTTCTCTACTTCCAATGGTATCTATTCGAGTTCCTTTGTTTCCATAATATTCTATCAAGATATTTGCTAAATCCATTATATGGAAGCTAGGCATATTCATAACATAAATTTCTCCGCCCTGGCCTTCACAGGTAGCAAAAAATAACAACTCAATAGCTTTTTTCAAAGTTAAAAAGTATCGGGTCATTTCAGCATCGGTTATTGTAATCCTATTATTGGTTTTTATTTGATTTATCAACATAGGAACCAGGCTACCATTAGTACCAAGTACATTTCCTCCACGAATACAAAGAAAATCAGTATCTTTAGTAAGACAATTTGCTTGTATAACCAATCTTTCCCCTACTCCCTTCGTCATTCCATAAACATTAATTGGATCTACTGCCTTATCGGTAGATACGTCAATTAGTTTCTTGACTTTGTATTTGAGAGCCGCTTCGATTATGTTTTGGGTTCCTATGATATTTGTCTTAATAGCTTCATTAGGTTGATTTTCACAAATAGGAACGTGCTTCAACGCTGCTAGATGAAATATATAGTCAACTCCTCTACTTACCACTGCATCTACTGCCTGAGCATCTCTAATATCCCCAATTACATATTCAATCCGTTTATCATTGAATTTTCTCTGCATCGCTACTTGAGAAATTTCGCCCCTAGAAAAGATTATGATTTTCTTAGGAATATGATACAGGGGTTTCGGTTCCAACAATTGTCGAGTAAGTTCTTGACCCCATGAGCCCGATCCGCCAGTTATGCAAATTGTAGAATCCTTGAAATATTCTACTTGTTTTGGGTATCCACCAGTTATTTCAAACATCTTGATTAGATTTAATATTCGTCATGCCCTTTTCTCGTTATAGACCACTTTTGACCCATTAAAATCCTTATTACAGTATCGGATACATTAACCTTAGAATAGTCATCTAAAACTGGCCAAACCTGGCGCATTTCGTCAATAGATCGGAAGGCTCGTACAATATCGTCCTTATTCGTACCCGCTAGAATCCAACTACCAGTTTCCATCAATTCTTGACGCTCAGTAGTATTTCTCAAAACTATACAGGGTTTACCAAACAAAGCCGTTTCTTCTGGTACTGTTCCTGAATCAGTAATCACTACATGGGCAAATTGTTCTAGTCGTACAAAGTCAAAGAATCCTATTGGATCTATGCACATTACCCTATCTGAAAACGATAAACCATGTTTAGCGAATTGATCTTTAGTTCTAGGATGAAATGGAAATACTACTTTCATCTTACCTTCTTCTGCTATCTGATTTATAGCTTCCACTACATTCTTTGCTACGGACTTGGTATCTACATTTTCTGTACGATGAAAAGACAATAGAGCAAACTTAGCAAAAGCATCCATGGTGTACGGAGCTAAACCCAGGCGAACAAGAATGTCACTATTAGCTATATCCTTTTCATAATATTGTAAAACTTCTTTAATTGGATTTCCTGTTTGAAATACAAAGTTTTTAGAAAACCCTTCATTGATTAGATTCTCTTTTGAATTCTTTGTATAGGGTAAATTAAATAATGAACAAGCATCAATTACTCTCCGATTAGTTTCTTCAGGTACGGCTCCATCATAACATCTATTACCCGCTTCCATATGATAAATCGGAATACCTCGCTTGGCAGCCAGGATAGCAAACAATACTGAATTCGTATCTCCTAACACCAAAATCTTATCTGGTTTCTCTACATCTAGAATAATATTAAATTCAGTAAAACCCATACCCAAAAATTGACCTATTCCATTGGTTTTACCAAAAGTATATTTAGGTTTTTTAATTCTCAAATCCCTAAGAAAAATGGTACTGAGATTAGGATCATAGTTTTGGTTAGTATACACATGTACGTGATCTTCCCCTAACAAAGCATCTAACTTAGCAAGAATTACCGAAAGTCTTATGAGTTCCGGTCGTGTTCCAGTAATGGTTAAAATTTTCATAATTCACCCTTCTCAATTAATGTTATAATTTTAGACATTGTGCATTGCGGATTAATATTTGTTTCTGAATTTATATAATTCTTACTAAACCGGTGTCCATTAAACCAATGTACGCATAAAACATTTTCATCTTCTATCAAATCTAATCTATCCTCTTTATATAATAGTTCCAAATTAAATATAGAATAAGGATAAAAAGTCTTATAAGGCATTTTTACAACATCTGGAAATATTTTACTGATATATTCAAAAGTAGGATACAATTTATCAAATATATCTGTACCAAAACTTTGATGGTGTAACTTTTCCCGATCTTTATAATATTCCTGTATGGCAAAACACTTATCTATAATTGTTTTATAAAAAGGATGCCCTGGTTTAGTCATTAACACACCAATACTATGAAAATTATCTTTTGCCTCACATTTACAAATAAAGGTTCCCATTTCAGAAGTAGGTATAATTCCTTTTGTTTTTACTTTGTAAATATTCGATATTGGACGAATCCAAAGAACATCAAAATCAGACCAAACCCCTCCTACTTCATATAACATCAAATATCTAAAAATATCAGATTGTAAAATATTATGTAATTTAGGATCAATTCCATATTTAACAACATCCATTTCTACTATATCTACATAAGGTAAAGATTTAACTATATGAAAATAATCTTTACCCGTATAATCAGGAACATATTTCCCATTAGGAACAACATATGGTTGTATTGGAACATGTACTTTTATTTGCCAATCAGGATTCTGTTTATGGAAAGTTACTACTGTTTGTGTTTGCAACCATGCCATTGGACTTTTATCCCAGTATAAATGAACTATTTTAGGAATACCATTAACTACTGGCAACTCCTGTAAATTCCACAAACTTAAAGACTTGCTTAACCCCCTTTGTTTTTTTCTACTGCTAGTCTTATTCAAAGTCATTTCATCCGTATTATCTATTGTCGACAATGGACTAGGAAAATCAAATGGAAATTTGTTTAAATTCAAAGGACGCCATCTACCTGAAGAAATATCTTCATTCTTTGCACAAGCTGAAAAATGGGTGGTTAATATATATTTTATCTTGCTTTTCTTTAACTTCTCTAAAATTATATAAATATCGCTAAATGATAAATGAACTAAAACATCATTTAACACTACACAATCAAATTCATAAGGCATCAAATCTTCGTATGGATTGAACAATCTTTCCGTTATAATAGCTTGTTGAAATTGAATATTCTTAGTTCCAAATTCTTTTCTATTCCTCGTTATCAAATCCTCCACTACGTCTATGCCCAAATAAAATTCAAAATTAGAAAATAAATGACGCATCCAATTAACATTGCCGCAACCTACATCCAATACTCGCTTAATTTCTAATTCTTTAAATAACTTTGGAATTTCTTTTCTGATATTTTTTGTAGCCCTCAATTCAGAACCAGTACCAGATGGAGTTTCTTTCGATCCCCATTTGTCACTATTGTAAATATCTGTAAAAATTATTTCAAGAGAATCATCCTGTAATTCTATACCTTCTGGAGAAGAAATTGGTTCTTCTTTTGGAACGATTGGAATATCTATTTTTGGAATTTCCGTAGATACTTGTTCAGGAATAACTCCCCATTCTTTACCTACGTTTCTAACTATCTGTTCTTTGCGAGCATTATATAACTCCTTATTCCGTACCCAGGCTGGATTATCAAATTGAACGTGTCCCGAACAATGAGACCCGTGAAATAAATGAACAACAAGAGCCGAGGTTCTAAAATAGGTACAACCATTCTTTACTAAACGATCTACAAAATCATTATCTTCCGAAGCATATCCATCTGTAAAATCTTCATCGTAACCTCTAATAGCTTCTATTTCTGATTTCCAAACCCCCATAAAAAAAGGCATTCTAACATGCTCCAGATGACTATTTAAAAATCTGGTAGGTACTACATGTTGTTTATTTAAAAACTTGGTATATGTACCCTTGTCATCGAAAAACATATATTCAGGAATAGATAATATTTTTTTATTTTCTAATAAAGGTTGGATTAATAAAGAAATAGCATTATTAAGATGGAGTATTTCCGGACAAGTCAATATTACTATATCTCCAGTAGCCTGTTTAATAGCTACATTATTTGGAATAGAAGGGCACTTTTTTATTAGTTCAAAAACATGTCGTTGACCAGTAAAAACATATTTTATATTTAACACCATTCCAAAAATATCACATACTTCCTTAGTTCCATCATTTTCTAAACCATCATTAACCACTACTATTTCTAAAGGAAAATCTGGTTTATTCTTTATTATTGAACGAAGTCCGTGTTTTAGTAATTCTACTCTAGAAAAACAAGACATTACTAAACTTATTTTTGGCAAGGTTTCCATTTTACTGTTTTTCTAAATACATTTCTCCAGGAACTAATCCATTATCAAAACAAAATTTAGATATGATTAAAGCCAACTTTTCACATATCTGATTTTGATTATATTCTAACTGTTTACTAATTAAACAAGAAGTCCAATTTTTAGAAGTTTTTAATAAATAACAATCATAGGTTTCTCTAAAATTCTTAAAATACTCGCTATATGATACGCTACCTCCTGGTTGACTATCATGATGAATTATTATATCAAAAGAATCTCCCAGTATAGTAATAGCTAATAAACGTAAACAAGCATAATTATCTACAAACAATAATTTAATAGACTTTTCTTTACAAACAATTTCATCCCTTAATTCCACATAATAATTAAAATTGTTTATATGGTTATTTATCGAAGCCCTAGACTCATCAGGAGTATCGTGAAATATTACCTTGTGATTTTCCTTAAATTTAAAAGTAGCAAGCATAGTCTTTAACCAATCCTTATCATTTTCTATACAAATTAATTCTTTTGGATTGTATTCAATGAATAAAGGAGTAGAATTAAAACCCATACCCAATTCTAATATTAATTCAGGATGAAATTCAGACAACATCAACTCCACTATTGGTTGATGAGTTTTCCAATCCCAGGTATCTTGTATAATCATAATACAATATCCTTAAAGTTCATTTTGGGAAAAACGTCTATCTTACTATCCGGACAGGCATTCAAAACTTCTACCTTCCCTTCCAAATCTTTTGCTATTTGAGGAAAACCCCGTAAATGAGTATTCATAGCCGCTCCAACAGTTCTAAGATTTCCTGAATAATACTTATGCCAATGCTGATTGTTGTTAGAATCTAATTTCATATCAAACCCTAACAATATTATTCTCTTAACCCCGAAATGATAAGCTAAATTAATAGCAGCCCCTCCGCTATTATGATTCCAAGCTACTGAAGTGGGATAAGTGGAAATGCCTTGCTTTTTGGATCTGTCTTTTTCTATCAACTTTAACCGTCCATTGTAATCTACTTTGGTTTCCCCGCAAGTGATTCTTAGACCACTAAAATTGAATAAGTCCTTTTTTGTCTTTTCAACAAAACCGACATCTCCAAAAAACAAGACATCTATCCAATTACCTAATTTATACGCCATATTCACCGCAATTATATGCTGCGAATGAATACTAGACATATACGGAGAATATGCAATAGGAGTTTGTTTTCCTGAATATACTTCTGACACTAAAGTATCAGGAATATCAAATTGTTTAGTTAATGAAGAACCTCCCCCTATTATAATGCAAGTACCCCCTTTCCAAATCTGAGGTATCTTCCAAAGCATAAACTTATAGGTTTAAAGAGCTACATAAAGTTTCTGCTTCGGTTTTTCTTAAAGCTTCTGGATTTATGGGTTTTCCAGAGGCTATCTGAATCACGTTATACCAACCAACGCTTTTCAGTTTTACTTCATATAACTTTTCAGGAGTTTTAGGCGGTATGGCTTCTTCTTTTCGTTTGGCTATTTCACGAACCTCTACATCCTCCATACATATAATGGTATCCATAAAGGATTTTGGAATTTCAGATTCATGAGCATAGAATATTTCATTGGGTTTAATTATTTTATGAAATAATCTAAGAGAACCTCCTCCTATTTTTTTCCATCTCAATTTCTTTATAGGTTCAGGTTCTACAACTGGTGCTAAAGGAACTATAACAGGTTCCGGTTCTGGAATAACTACAGAAGGAATTACAGTAGGTTTCGGTTCTGGAATGACTGCTGCGGGAACTACAACAGGTTTGGTTGATACTTTTTTACGTTCCATGACTATTGTTTTTATGATTAAAAAATTAAATTAAAAACACATGATTAGTGTTCGATTAAAAATTCTATGCCGTGAACGTCGCATGAACTATGCCGCAGTGGCCGTCCTGATCCGCACGAAGTTGTGGAACCTGGATAGTAATGACTTTATACTTGGTAATGAATTTACCTTCAGTCTGCCATTCGATATTCTGAATACCCATACCCCTTACCAGACGTACTACATCGGAAGTCATCTGAACCATCAGAATATTATCAGCGGTCAAAGTGTCGATAACTTTGATACCTTTAATACCTGCGATTTCAAGAATCCTTGCACGAATAGTTTTCGGATAACCGGTGGTATAGTCATCATCCAACAAAGTTTCATAAGCAGAAGGAACATAAAGCATCCAAGGGCCATAGAAATGAGCGTCAAGACTAGCTTGCTTCATGGTACGGATATCATCTACAATGGTAGCTCCAGTTACACCGGAAGTAGTCCATTTCGTATCCAAAGTAACCTGATTCCTATGAGTGTAATTAAGGTAACTAAAAATAGTACCTCCACCCCAAGGATAGGTCGTATTGGTGAACAACATAGCTTCCAATTTCTCAGCTACTTTTCTTGCAGCACGTTCCGCTGAAGTTGTATCCAGAGGATTACCCATGTTACGACTAGCAGCAAGTACCCTTGCATTAATTTCATAATCCACGTGGATAATCGGGATCGGCAAATAAGTAACTCCATAAACTGGACGATCACCAGGACTTCTGGTTACTCCATCCATAGTAAGGGCAGCTTCCATAGCATCGGAAATATCATGCTGCTCAAGAACAGTAGTACCCATGGCATTTCCAAGATTATAGGTAAGACCATTGCTGATCAAATCCTGGATACCATTTAGTCTACTCTCTGCAATCGGGATAACGGCTTCATCTAACTGTTTCCATTCATCCCTCCGTAAGGTGGTAGCGTTTACATTAATTTCACGGTTACGATAACTGGTAGGTTTATTTCTATCTCCACCAATATAAACCGATACATAAGCTTTACCATCTTCGCCAAGAAAAGGTCTCATCCCACTAGGATCCAAACGACCTTGCGTAAGCAAAAGTTGTGCAACTTCCCCTTGCCCTTTTCCATTACCTACAAAATCCATATTTTCAGGCATAATCTACTCCTTTCTTTATTTAGTTACACAATTTTTACTTTGATACGACCTGTAGGATCAACTCCTGACGAACCAGACATATCTACGCTTTCCATAGCAATAGCGACAATCTGAAGGCTCAAAGTTCCAACCCCAGCTGAGTCAGCAACATGTTTCTGAAGAGTACCATCGCCAGCAGATTCAAGAAAATCTCCAACGACTACCGTTTCACCGTCTAAAAGCAAAGCATTTACTTCGTCACCCCTGCCAGCTATCCAAACCTGAACCGGATAAGCAGCAGTATAAGCATCGTCAATACCGCCTCCTTGCATTTCATCTTCCAATGCAAACATTGGAATAGCATTACCTCCTGCAGTGGCATGAACCCTTACTCTAGGAGAACCTGCGGAGTTAATGACTTCTACCAGATGTCCTGGAGTAATGGCGGCACTTGCAATCCACTCCTCTATGATATCTGCGTACTTCTTAATTTTAATCGTGTGTTTTGCCATATCAAATCCCTTTCCTTATTTTTTAGTTACTACATCTGCAGGCAACATCGGTTCTACTTCACTGGAATTAGCATTCAATGCTGATCCAGCTGCTTGGCCAATATAATTTGCCTGTGGAAATTGCCTGTTTAATTTTTCAAGCATTTCAGTACTCTGTCCTTTCAATTCAACGTCAGTCCAAACTCCTTCAGCGGAATTAGCAATAATAGACTGAATCAAATTAGAACGATGCTCCTGATTCAAACGAAGTCCAGCTTTCAATGAATCCTGAATACTTTCAGGAGCCAAAGCAAGAAAATCAGCTTCCGTTTTCAATGAATCCTTCTTAACATATCCCGTCAAGTCTTGCAGTTGGGTAACAATAGCTTCCGGTTCTACTGGAGTTATTAGTTCCAATTTCTCCTTGCCTAAAGTCAGCAACCATTCCCGATCTGCCTCGGTATATTTGGTAAGCTTATTGTTAATAAGTTCTACCACTTTCTCAAGGCAACACGGTTTTTCTAAATTTACATCCATGTTTAAATCTCCTTTTTTATCTGTACGTGTCATTTTATTTACTTGAACATAAGTAACATTTTTTACTACTTTTACTGGTTCTCCAGATAGGTCAATTTTTCCTTCTGTATCAATTGAATATGCTTGTTTATAGCATTCTGCTACAACAGGACTTGCATCCCGAATCCGTTTCCGGTAAACGAAGTAACCATCATACGCCTCTTCCAAATAATGTACGGCTCGATCGTTATCATAAGAATCTACTAGCATCCGTAACTTTTCCATTCTTTCTTGGTAACCCTGCTCGTTAACAGTCAATCCTGTAAAAGTACCTTCGCCAAAAGATTGCTTCATTGTTAAAATTTGTTCATCAGTCATGTCATTTTTTTCCTCCTTTACTTCATTTAAGTTATTATTACGAATCCCACAACCATCTTCCCAACCGCATGCACCTCGTTCCCCTGGAAGTAGAGCTAAGTGATTTGGTCTATGATTTCTGGCTATGGCAATATATGTTTCATTTTCGTTATATACTCCTGTGGTAGGTTCTTCTTCGGTGAAAGCTCCTATACTAACGTCCAGAGGCCGTCCATTTTGGATATAGGACAAAGCAGTTGGAGAAAGCGCTGTTATTCTTTGCTCATCTATCCAAGCTTCAGCTTTCAATTTATTATCCTCCATATGGGTATGAAAAATTCTACCTACCGATTGTTCTAATATTTCTGGAATATTAGCAGATACAAATACCCCATCAATTTGAGGATGTCCTATCATTACAGGTATTCCATCCCAACTAGCTGGAAAACGTCCCAAGTCCTCTGCTTTATGTAGTAAAGGGCCATGACTGCCTGAATGTACTCCTTCTACCATCATTACCACCGGAACTACCAAGTGTTTACGACCATGGTAGTTTCTACTCCTAATTTGGTAAACTCCTGTTTGACTGTTAGAATATATTTCCATTTTAATTTCCTCCTTCTATGATTGCTGGGAGCATAATACATCGGCAATTTGGATGAGCTGGAAGTAAAGGTTCTGCTTCCTCTAATGTAAAAGTCTTTCCTTCCATACTAGAACACCGACTACAAACCCGATCATCTCCAGCTGTTGTCCATTCTGCTCTTACTCTTACTCCAACTACTCTCCAATTTCTATATTCTTGAATAGTAGCTATATGGTGAGCTCGTATAATTTCTGTACGAGCTATCATTTCTGCTCTACGTTTAGCATTTATAAATCTACCTAAGGTATCCGTCAATCCTAAATTCCCTCCTGATCCCGTAATTACATTTAACAATTTACGAGCAATTAACCTCATTCCATCTCCATCTATCATTCCCTGAGCTAATACCCGACTAATTTGAGAGGACATAGCATCCGTTACTCCTACCAAGTCCGTAAATGTTCTAGTGTAAAGTAAACCAACACGATCCAAATGAAAAGGAGTACCCATTGCAGCTCCTACTCCTCCTGTATCCCAAATAGACGGTACTTCATATCCAGCCTGTTGCATTTCGTATCTTGCCCTGGCTATTCCCCTTTTATAACTATCTTCAATATAAAGATTAGTCCATTGATAATTTAAAGCAGAACCTATCTGTTGAGCGTATCGTAATTGTAATACTCCTGCATCTACTTGTTCTTGTAACCACCGCATAAAGGCTTCTACCTTCTCTTGACTGGTAGCAAAAGCAAAAGCCCTTTCTCCTGGCAAACCTACTTGGTTTACAGATAGCGTTTTCATTCCAAAGCAATCCTGAATAACTATTGCTTTATATACCAAAGAAGCCAAAGCGTCAAACCTACGATTCATTTGACTAGCAAAAGCATTACGCAAAGCAGTGGTTCTGGTAGGATCATACCCAGCAGTACCATTTACTTTTATTTGCTCTTTACAGGTACAAAGATCGTTATGCTCGTGCTTCTGCATTTACTTCTTTTTTAACTGGTTTTTCTTTAGCTTTCATTTCCATCTCAAAAGTTCTCTCTTCTGCCTCTTGAATCTGGCCTTGTAATATCGAAGTAGCATTTAACTCCTCTATCAATTCTATTTTCTCCCTACTCAATCCTAAAAACATTTCAAAGAAAGCTTCTGGACTTACTACCTCTGCAGCAATAGGCATAGTACAATACTCTTTCAAAGCTATTGCCCTTGCCTGACCTATCTTAACTCGATCCGCTTCACTAACAGCAAATAAATCCTGCCACTCTATATCGTATTCCTCGTTTGCTTTAGGTAATATCTCAAATTCAATCATCCTATCTACAAAAGGTCGAATGATATGAGGTTCTACAAACTCTTCCCTTCTACTTTGTACAAAAGCAATCCACTCGGCAGCATCCTGACTTGACGCTAATTCACCTCTTTCAGATCCAGACAAAATTCTTTTGGGTATTCCTGTTTCCGCAGAAATCATCATTATCTGAACGTCTACGTGATTCTTTGGATCTGATATTTGAGGAGTTAAAGAATTTAATTTCAAACCATCCGCTACTAATATCCTACGCAGATTATTTTCATACTCATCTATTTGATCCTGTAAATCAGCCCACATTGTAGTAGACATGGTACGATCCTTGTCTAATTCCCCAGAATATCCTGGCCTTGCTCCTCTCCAAAACATTTCAGCACTACCGCCTAACAACTTTTCTAAATCCTGCAAGCGATTAAATACGGGTTGAAGCCGTGGAATGCCCTCCGTTCCGTTCTCCATAGCACTTTCCACCACATGGATTATACGGCTATAATGAACTTGAATAGTAGAGGATTCATTTCCTTCAGGATTCAATAATACTATATCATATACTAAAGGTTTTCCAAATCTAGGATTAGAAGGGTCTTGTACCCAAGATTTAATTTTAGCACTAGATTCTCCTAATGGGCGAACATAAAGCAATTTTCTCTTACCAGGGTTTACCGCAGTGATAAAATCCTCTTGTTTTTTAATGTCGTCCAATCCTAAAAGCAATACCCCATATCTACCTAAACCAGTTAATTTATCTAATCGCATGAAGTTAGATTTCAACTGCATTTGCCTTTCTAACTTCCTCCACTCTTTTTCTAAACCAGTTTCTTCTCCTTCTCCTGATTCCACTAAAGACAACGGCCCACTCCAGGATACATTGACTGGACGATCTATTATTGCTCTTGCTATATCCTGACGTAGGTATTGAGCTATAAAATTCTGATATGTTAAAGTTCTAGAATATCCTAAAGCCTGATACAAATCCCTTTCCCCATCATAAGAATATCCTAAATTACCAGCCAGATTAGCACGAGCTATAATTTCACTCAATACTTGAACTTTAGCTACTTGTAACCTTTGCTCCTTATTTACGTTTATCTTATCCTTTCGTACCATTTTTTACCTCCTCCTAGTTAACATTCTAGCTTCACGTCTAACCGTCAATTGAGCAAAAGCTGCTCCAGCAGCATCTACCTGATCCTTATAAGAACCGAATGGAAAGTAAGCATGTTCCTCTAAAAAGTCCTTATTCCAATCAGCCTGCAATAAACTTATATTTCCATCATTAACTTGAACACTATATGGATCTGCTCTAAATACTTTATCTCCTTGAGGTCTTTCCGCCTGACCAGTGTATCCAGCTAAATTTAAAGTAGTGGCCTGAGCGGATTCTTTGCCTCCACTACCTGGTTCCTGCTCATAGAATATACGAACATCCACTCCATCGTCAATAGCAGTGTTTCGTATGATCTTTTCTCTCTCCTCTGGGCTCCATCTACCTCGTTTAACATTTAGAATAACCCAACGACCATTTCTCAATCGACACATCTTAACTCCTACCGTATAAGCTGCTTTTCCTTTGATACCAACTTTTACCTTCGTTCCAGCCTTGTCCCAATATCGTACCGTTTCTACAATCGTATCAGGTTCCGGCATAGCCTGTATCATGCCGAAATTGTCCACTTTGAACATGCCTCCGGCAGGCGGGGTAGGATGTTGGCCTATCTGTCCAGCGTACCCGTACTGTCCTAAATCGGCCTCCAAATCGGCTAATACGGAGTGAGGTAAACGTACTGGATCCAAAAGGTTGTCTTTATAAAATTCGAGTAATTCAGGAGGATTTACCTTGTCCCGATAGTTGTCTATTTCACCTGGAAGGCAAATATGCTTAATATTCTCTTTACCTTTAGCTAGCAAGTGTCCTGTAGGATCGTCCTGGTGTAACCTCTGCATTATCCCGATAGTAGTGGAAACTGCCTTGTCAACTTTACGGGTAGGCAGGGTTTCATCCAGGAAATGATTTGCGTTATTTAGCTCTACCGCACTTAGCGACTTCTTCGGGTCAATGATATCGTCCCAAATTAGCATATGAGCGTGGAATCCGGTGATCGTTCCCGTCACGGAAGTGCTAAAACGGTTTCCCCCTTTCAAAATACGAACTGGAAAGCCTGCTTTCACGTGTTCTTTCTTGACAATACGAAAATTGGACTTTGTATTCTTATCATCCTTAATTTCCAAATCAGGATAAATCAATTTATACCGTTCACTTTGAATCAAGTCACGGCTATACTCGGCACTTTCCAAAGATAGATCAGAAGAATAAGATATAGTAATAAACCGCATCCAGTACCACTGAGTCCAACACCAAGCTGGAAACATAATCGAACAGATAACGGTCTTGGTACTACCTGGAGGAACATTTATAATTAAATCATATTCCCTAGGCAATCCTTTAGCCACCCTTTCCGCTACCTTTTGCAGTTCATCGCAAATATACTTAATATGCCAATTGGATACGAAGGTCTGTCCACTCACCTCCGGCCAAAAGAATTTAAGGAATTCAAAGAACGACCTATTGTTGATTTCCCGAATTAGAATCTGGGGTTGCTGCATAGCTGCCAGCAAAATCTGTCGTTTGCTTTCCGGCATATGGTTAATCACGTCCTCCGGTTTATCAATTCTGCGCATTCTTCGCTATTTGGGTAAGTCCCATTTGTAAAGCAAACTGTAACTCCTCCACCGAAAAATCTTTTGGATCCCGAATGTGTTCCGAAATCAACTTAATGTCCATCTCCCCTTTGTACTTGATGCTAACTTCAGACTTCTGAGTATCAGCCCAAAGTTCCTTGTGCCTCCGCTCCAACCACTTCATACAAGCAAACGCATCTGGAGCATGTTCCTTGATCGTAATTTCTTCCCTCACCGTGATCATCTCCCCTTCCTTATTCAATCTTCGAACCACCGTCTTTTCTTCATACTGGTATCCACAAGCCTTCTTGTACCATCCATTGGCCACATTCATGTCAGCTCCCAATCTACCTCTGCGGGCAATCTCTGCCAACTCTGGATCTGTTTTTTTCCACTCCTGTATAGTGCTAGGGGCCACTTCAAAGAACTCAGCAATCATTGCTTCCGTGGCTCCTAACAACGCCAATTGATAGAACTGACGCTTGAACTGGGGGGTGATGCAAGCTGGAATCCACTTCCCCTGTTCATTTTTATTTCCTAAATCTAGTGCTTTCATGGTATGCCTCAAGATATACTTCACTACGAATTTATACTAAATATTTTAAACCCCTCATATAAATTTAAAAAATATTTTTCTACCCTCTACCTTTTATTAGATTATTTCCGCTATCTTTATACTGTAGAAATTCAATTCGCATGAAAAGACTAGATCGACCCACCAAGCCAAAACACTTCACTCGAGTGCACCAAACCCTAATCGACGACTTCGTCAAGAACGAACTCCACTACGTGAAGCCCGATCGTCGAACCCTCCCCAAAGACCAGATCACCAAGAACCGAATCTCCTACACCTTGACGGGTCAAACTTTCACGGAAGAACACAAAACAAAAATCTCCCAGGCCTTGATGGGCAAGAAGAAATCTTTGAAGACCCGAAAGCGAATGTCCAAGGCCAAGCGCAACATGTCCGACGAAACCAAGTTGAAAATGTCCTTAGCCAAAAGAGGACCAAATCACTACATGTGGGGTAAAAAAGGTCTTGAAAATCCACGCTTTGGAAAAACCTTTCCTAAAATCGCTACCCCTGACCAAACGCCATAAAAACTATCCAAAATCCTTGAAATGACTTTTCCAGTTTTATTGGGGGTCTAGCAGGAGGCTCTCCCATCTAACCTCCTAAAAAACTGGGTACTAAAAATAAGCCTTGAAATTGGGTAGAAATATCATGAATCAAGGTATTTTACCCCCTAAATTTTTATAAATTTTTTTGGAAATAGAATTTTCAGAAGTTTTCTAAAATTCCAAGGCAAATCTAGTATAATTTATATTGGAACCAAAGTATCCTATATCTATCTATCTTGGAACCAAACCATCCTATATTCCCCCTATATATACTCTATATACCTAAACCAAAGTGTGAATCACTTAAAAAAGGTTTGAAAAATTCTAGAATGTGGGAGGGGGCATTGACCCCCGCTTCTTATCCCCTATCCGTCAAGTGGGGGCGGGTGTCTCTCCTTCCATCCAGGGTACAGGCTCCACCACTATCCACCTACCCTATCCACGGTGTCTACCCGCTCACCTACCTTCTACCTTTCTACCAAACTACCCTATCCAACTACATCCTTACACCCTATTTTACCCACTTTATATGGCGTTCTAGCACTTCAACCCCCATTCTTGGTCGTATATATTGCCCGTTTTCAATCCTGTTACTCGCTGATAGTCAGTTAGTTATACGTTATACTTTTACTTATTTAGGGTTGCTGGCCAGGCTCCACGGGGTGGAATGCAGGCAAACCCGCTGTTTTACCCTATTCCTCTTCTGTTATATCCTCTTCCCTCTTATTACCCTATATTGAATATGTATCTTTGATTTGATACTACCTTATTTCCGTTATTACCTATCTTTATTTCCACGTTATCTTTATACCTTCCCTTTATTCCTTTTTTCAAACTATTTCCGATTTTCGGAATCGTAGTTAATAACTTATTCACGGGATATACTAAAATAATCTATTAAAAGTTAGGTTAATTCAAACCTTCACCGTATCTTCGTAGGGTAATTGAGAGAGTAGATGTGTTAACCTTATTTAGACTGATTAAAGATAACGAATTATGAAGACTACTAGACTTAACTCAGAAGAGGCTCAGGCACTATCCAATTTCCTTATTTCCAAGGTGATGAAGGTTATCGTGCTTGAAAGTTTAACCTATGTTGAAACGAATGAATTTGATATAGAAAGTTTACCCCATAGTACATTCCACGTATTTGGAGCCTACAATAGCTATACCGGACAACTCCAAAAAGTTACGTTTGAAGTTGAAACTGGAATGATTAGTTTTGATTTACACCCAATACGAATTTCTTAAATTTCATTTAACCCAATTTTAATTATTTCTTATTATGAAAACAACAGATGCCACGAGCAACGTGATTGCTCAGAATTCAAAACAAGGTGAACGTGTCCTGAATCAGGAAGTGAAACGCAGAGAATTAACTCCTGCTGAACTGAAGGTAAATGAACTGAAAGCCCAGATGAAAGAGGCTGAGGCTGAAGCACGAAAACAAAAAGAAGAGATCCTGGCCACGATTAAAGCCCAGCAGGATGCCCTGAAACTTCTGAAGGTGGAAGAGAAAAAGACCAAAGAGGCTGAAAAGGCACGGCTGAAAGCAGAACGTGATGCCAAGAAGGCTTCCAAAGTGGACGTGGTCGTGTTTACTCGGATGGAAGCTGTAGGAGAAACCCTGAAAGCATTTCCAGGAATTGAAAGTGAAGAGGCTTGCGCCAAGGCTGATGCCTTGTATGTCGCTACAACTAGCAAGAAGTCTAACCTGAAAGAAACCAAGTGGGCTTACAACCTGGCTGTTCGGTTCTTGAAAGGATATACTTCGGTGAAGTGAGTTGTCCTGATGAGCCTTGAAGAGGCGAAACCCAGGCTTATTACCTGGGTCGACAACTAGAGTACATTTGTTTAGCGAAATTAGGTGGATTTGATGATGTATTACCCTATATCCTGTATCTATATCCAGACGAAATAAATAATTGCTAAAATCCCATTAAAAATAAAACTATGAAAACGTATTATTTCACAATTAGTTTTGACGGCTATCATTTGTTTACTACTGAAACAATGAATGAAGAAAAAGCAAAAAGAGTAACAGCGATCCTGACGGCTAAATTTCCGTTGGAGGAAAATTACCTGGTGTTAGCATTTTATCAGGACAATATCCATTATGGAATAAAACCAGAAAAAATATGAAAGAATTAATTATTTTATAAAACCAACTTTAAATTTTTATTCAAATGAACAATCAAAAATTTATCATCAGAACTGAAAAAGCAGGAGTATTCTTTGCTGAAGTAAAAGAACGTGTTGGGCAAGAAGCCGTATTAACCAATGCCCGCAGATTGTGGTATTGGAGTGGTGCAAATTCATTGTCTCAATTGGCCGTTGAAGGAGTGACTAATCCTTCATCCTGTAAGTTTACTATTGCCGTACCTGAAATGACTGTATTAGGGGTAATTGAAGTAATCCCCTGTTCAGATGTAGCGGTTGCAAACATCAATTCCGTCAAAGAATGGAAGCTATAGAACGGTTCCTATCAGTAAGTGACGGTTACGGTTACGGTGACTGTGACGGTTCCGGTGACGGTTACGGTTCCGGTTCCGGTGACGGTT